TGCACATTTTTCTATGCGACAGTTCAGGTTTCTTTCAGCTTCGATTTTCACCACTAGGGTGCTAACATCCCATTTAAACCCCCCAGCAGCCCCATAGACAGGAGAACAAACCATGGCACGTGGTGGACCCCGCAAAGCAGACGGGCCGTCTAAAAAAGGCGCCAAAGCCACCGTAATAATGCTCAACAGCCGCGTTGAACCAGCTCCCAGACCCCCAAAAATACCTCACGCCCCCCAACCCATTCGACATCCTCCCCCAGCTCATCGCCGCAAAACTCACAGAAGAACACCCCGACTGGGCCAAAAAAATTGTTGAACGCGCCGGCCGCGTCGAGTGGCACCCCGTGGTGGTGGACTGGTGGGAAGACATTTGGGATTCCCCCATGGCCGGGGAGTTCATTAAATCCGATTTCACCAACCTGTACCTGGCCGCCAAGTATTTACACCACGCCGTGGACGGGTACACGAAAGACGTTGCAGCTAGGGCTTATGGTGACAAGTTCGAGCGCATCTGTAAATCCTACGGCCTGGACCCGCTGGCGAGAGCTAGCCTGCGCTGGTCTATCAGCCAGGGTGAAATGGGGCAGCAGCGAACCAACCAGCTGCGTGAGCGGGGCACGGCTGTAGAAGAGAAAAAGCGGGAAGAAAAAACCACCAAAGACTTGTATTCCCGGCACGCCGGTGGTAGTATCTAGAAGTGGAAGAACAAATTCTCACCTTTCCTGTTCTTCCGAGCTTGTAAAAGATAGGCCCCCACTAGTTGGCACTTTTTGTTTTCCTTTCTGTCATGCTGGTGGGGGTTTTCGCATACCAAGAAGAAAGAAGAAAGAAGAACATATGCCGAATTATGGTATTAAGGTTGAGCCTGAAGAGAGTATCACCCGTATTGGGGTGCTGTTGGCCCACGAGTTTATCCGCGTTGGTGGCAAGATGAACATTACGAAATCCACGATCACGGAATCCCATTTTGTGATCCCCGCAGGTGGCCGTTTGGTGTTGGATAAGTGCGACGTGAACCGCACGGTGTTTAAAATCCACCAGAAGGGCCAGCTGCTCATTAAGTTTTGTACTGGTTTCGCGGTGTCAATCCGGGGTCTGGGGGGGCAGGATATTCCGTGGGATTACGGGCCGGTGACGGTCCGCAGCAGCGATATTGTGCGCAATGGGGTTGAATTGTTGAAGCCGGTGCCTTCGGGGACGAAACCGCCGAGTTTTGAGGCGTACCGGGACCAGGACCGGAAACCCAAAAAGCCGCGCCGGAAGCGCTACAGCAAGAAGCAAGAGACCAACTTAAGGGAGAAGTTCGACGCGGCCTTTGAGGCCGCCACACAAGGCCAGAAAGGGGCTTAAAACATGGTTTACGAGGACGTCAACTGGGGCAAGTACAAGTACGTGTATGTGGCGGCTTTCAGTAAGACCGGGAAGACCAGGCGCTTGCAGGCGAAGGTGGCAAAATGGTTGAAGCCCCGGGGGGCGTTTTATCGGCTTGTCCAGCGGCATGTGCCGCTGCCGGTCATGGCTGGGCTATTTGAGGACGAGGGGTGGCTATATCGACTGGAGCTCATGGGACGGGTGAAGCAGCAGTTCCGCGGTAAGCTGGCTGTGGTGCTGCTGATCCCTACCTATTTGCCCACCAGGGCCGAGAAAGAACAAGGCATAGGTGTTGTGCCGGAACTACTGAAAAAGGCCGTCCTGACGTTTACTGAAGGGGTCCCTAGCGAAGATGTGTTTATCATCGGCACCGGCAACCGCCGGTTCGGGCCAGACTACGGTTTAGCCGCGAAAAAGATTGCCAAGGGGCTTGGTTTACCAGAAGAGAATTTGGTGCTCACGGAGAATGATTTGTGGCCGCCGATGGGGTGCGGCCCGAACGGGTTTATGTAAGGCACAAGAGCGGCCCCGCAGGTAGAAAGGAAAAGAAAGCCTGCGGGGCCTTGTCACATTGACCTCCCGGTGTCAACCCCGGGGAATTGCGGCATCTGATCGCGGAGATGAGTGCCTGCGACATTTATTATAGCAGTTTATGCGGGTGCCCCGCAAGTTAGTGCCGGCTATTAGATTCCTTGCAGGGCACCGGATACCCTTTCCTACACGTGGTAGGTGGGTGTGGCGCGGCCACACGTTACAAAGTTTTGGACACTTTACACCGCTAAGGAACGTCGGCTGGTGTGGCCTGTCCGCCAGTTTTGATTGTAGCAGATTTTTCCGCGGTAGTGTGGGTGCGGCCTGCGCCGCCCCTAGAAGGGTTTATTGGTTTAGGCTGTTAATTTTTAGGGCCTTGAATGTGGGTGCGGCTTGGGTTTTACCAGCAACCCAGGGATTTACCACTTTTTACCACTGTCAGTTTTTCCTGAAACCCGTCTTGACCTGGGCATTACCACTTTTTACCACTTACGAAAAAAAGTGGTAAATTATCTGGTAACCGTTTTTTGGGGGTAAAATATTTGTTAGTTCTTCAAACGAAATACACGTTTCCCCTGGTAGATATATATATAATAATATATATAATAATATTATTTATATATACACTACCCGATTACCACATTACCACGTACGTACATAATAATACGCGCGTACGAAAATACGTACCTTAAAGAATACTAATAATCCTTAATTTTTCTTAAGTGAGACACGTAAAAATTTTATATTTTTCTGTTTTCAGAAAAAATTGGCAAAAGTGGAAAATGGGGTAAAAATCGGCCCCAAAAACACCCTCTGACCTGCGGTTACCACTTTTTTACCACTTTCTGCCACGAACTGGTAAAAAGTGGTAAATTCTCCCGGCACCCCCTCTGACCAGGCAAAACGCCGATGCACCAGAAACTTATCTGGCACCCCAAAAACTGGCAAAAATGGGGCGTGGAACGCCGCCAACCAACCGCGGAAAACTAGCCAAAAACCCAACCCCCGGCTACACTAGAAGCCATGGAGCCAAGCGGAAAAACCTGGCGGGACGCCAACGGCATTGAATACAACCCGAACCCCGAACCACCCCTACCCGGCTATGAGCCGGATCACAGATGTTCTCGGCCGGCCAATCGTAGACGTCTACAATCTCCCAACCTCGCGGCAGAAACCACCGGCGGAGGTTTCCCCCGCAGCTATTACAATTACCGCGTTCTAGCCCACCCGGCGCCGCAACCCCCCGCGGTCAACCAGGATGCAAGGATTTTCACCCGGGCCAGGCATCAACTCCCAAACGGCCTCACCTTAACCACCAATCCCGACCCCATGATGGAAGCTTTCTACCGAAGCCTCATAAGTTACGATTTCAGCCCAGAGATCAAAACTGTGCTAAAAAAACACGGCCTCTCCAGCACCTACCTGGTGCTCACCAACCTGTTCGGCACCACAGAAGGTGCCCCGAACCCGCGAATCATGGTCCACTCGGCGGTCTACAGCCTACTAGACCTACTCAAAGAGAAAACCACAACTAATTGTTGGTGCATTACCATTCACCCCGTTGGGGAAGACAACCTAGGCGACTACGAGCAAGGAAATGAAGAGTTTTACCAACAAATCCTGGAAAAGCACCAAGTGAACGTTCACCGTCTCGGTCTGGTGGACACAGACATTTCCCTTTTCGACGACGAACTCTGCGAACTCTTCCACCCAGGTGTTTGCGATGATCTGGCAGAACCCGTCCAGGACTGGGTGGCAAAAGCGGAAACAAAATGGGAGTACTTGTGGCATGTCAACGCCATTTTTGTTGACGCCGACCCGACCAACGCGGACCTTGTGGAATCGGCCGGCCAGGGAGCATCAACCCAAGATTACTTGCAGCCCCTACTAGAAACTGAACCCACCGCGGCCGACAAAGCGGCAAAACAAACCGAAATCACAATCCCCACCCCGGCGGAAAACCCGAAAACCCAACCCCTCCAAGGGCTCCCCCTGGTACTATTCCACATTCAAATTCTCACCTGGTGGCTCAACAATTTGGAAAGCATCATCCGCAATTTCCTTGCCGACCTACAGCGGGATTTCATCCGGCGGCAACGCGCCACAAATGTGTTGAAAAACACGGGCTACAGGCTTGCAAACCCAATGATTATTTAATTATAATCAGAGTATGACAGCAAACAATCCCCCTGAAATGTTAGCGAGCGAGCTCACTATGAAATACGTGCCACCCGTGAAACCCCAACCCGCGGCGGCTCCCACGGAACAACCAGTAAACAAAAACCTACTGCTGTTGGACACCTATGCCGCCTACCGGGCACTCATGTACGACATCACTAACGAACAATTAGACAACATCCAAGACAGTGAAACCGTCGACGACCTCAAAGAAGGCCTATGCGCAGCCGCCATGTTCTACACCGCCGCAATGGAAGAAGTAGAACGGGGGGTCCGCGGCGAAGAATACGCCGCCGCCAACCTGTCAGACAGTGAACTAGATTCAGGCCTTACTGAAGACTTACTCAAACTGGCGCGACTGAACCAGTTCGTCATTGAGCAGCAAATCCCATCAGGGAACCTCACTTACGCGGGGGCACAAATGGTGAAAAAAGCCCACCGGCTACACGAACTATTCATGTCCAACAAGTACATGAGCGACGAAACCCGGGAAGCTGTAGCCGCCGTCTCCCTCGTTGCCCTCCAATACATTGCCTGCTGCTGCATTATCCCCGCGGAACAATAGGAAAAACAAATGCTCCCCGAAACCATCAGCCCTAAACTTTTGGACATGACCCACATGTTCATCGCCACCTACGCTCAAAACCCCATCACAAACCATGATGAAGTCAGGGTGGAAACGCTGAAATTCGTCATCAAACACGGGCACGTGGGTGTGAGCTCCGAAGGCTACGCCACCCCAAATATCAGTGAGCTTTCTAAACTCACTGACATGTTCTTCCCCGTGTACGTTGTGACGGTGAACAAAAACCCTGTAACAAACCAGTGGACGTATCCTGTTACTGCGTACATGCAGGAAGAACTTTCCGACCATTTCCTGGACACCGCATCAGACCTGTATAACTCACACGCTGTGCACACACTCGAAGAGTTCAAAGAACAATACGGGTTCTTCGCCGCCATGCTCCCCGAAGACCTCGCGGCACGCAACCCCCTCATGATAGGGTTTTTCCGAAAATTCGATGATGAAAACCCCATGATAAACCTGGGTGAAGTGGGGGGTTTCGCGTTTGACAGTGAGCCCGCCCCCTACCTGAAAAAACAAAGTTTCTACAAACACTGGGAGTCCGATTTCGGCAGTTTCAGCGACAAGATTGCTTTGTTCACCATTCGTGGTGCCCGGGTGGAGGGCCAAAAACTCTACGATTTGGACTATTTCACGTTGCAAACCCAGCCTGGCGGGGGTTTGAAAGCCCACCGGGTAGTTGATTTTAGTGATGATGAGACCCGGCACCGCATGCCGCTGTTCCACATTTTGGAACAACTGGTGGAGAGTGAAGATTTCGCTCTCCCCGTCGCAATTTTAGGCAACAGTTACCTGTTGGATAATGTTTACGGCATTTCCTCAAAACGGCGGGCCCCCGAAGCCCCATGGTTCAGTGTGCCGTGGGCTAGTAAAACCGGTGGGGTGGAAACTGAACCCATGAACTATATCAACATGACCCCACCGGAATACCACCCATACAACCTGCCGGACCCAGAATTCTTCCTTGACCTGCTCCCTGAGGAATTCACCGGTTCTAACCTGGTTGCTTTAGGATTTGTGTTGCCGGAGTACTCTAACAGTGCCACTTTGTCTGAAATTCTGAAAGCTTGTGCGGAGCAAGAACAAGAACAAGAACAAGAACAAGAACAAGAACAAGAATCCGAGAAGAAACTCCCACCTGTAGATGAACTGCGGGGAAAAACCCCATTTGTCATGTGCAACAACCCGACTGAAACAATCACCGAAGACATGCTGGCGGACGCCAACCTTAAGCCGGGCAAAGTATATATGTTCAACCATTCCAAGCAAAAATTTGAGGAAGTCCGAATGCTAGAAGACGATGAATTAGGCAACATTTTATCGTTCAAACCCGAAGAAACCCCCACCCCGGCGCCAATTATGGATGAAACCAACCCCGAACACTACCAAAACTTCAGCTACAACACCGAGGTGATTGACATTGCCGAAAACCTATCCTACAACGCCGGTAACGCGGTCAAATACCTGGCCCGCGCAACCCGGGTGGACGGTCAAACAAAGCATGAAAATCCACTTAGTGACCTGAAGAAAGCGAAGTGGTATGTTGAGCGTGAAATTGAACGGTTGGAGCAAAGCAATGAGTGACGCACCAGCCCCTTTGGAACAAATCCGGGACCATTTACAAGCCGTGCTGGACATCATGGCGGCAGAATACCCATCCCAGTTATGCAATAATGATCTGATTTCGGCGCTCATCTTGGATACTTGGGGTGAAATCGTTGATGACACCAAGCCGAAGAATGTCACTGTTCAAACCTGGCACAAAAACATCCCTAAAACACCAAGTGTGGATCGGCAACTCTTAAACGAAGCCTACTGCGAATACCAATAGCAAGAAAGGAACAAAACAATGATCGAAATTGAAGGCCCACTGAAATTCGAACAAAAAGAAGCAAATGAAACTATCCGCAAAATCGCCGGAATTGTCAACGATGCCATCCGCGCCCTGCGGGAAGTAGCCACAAACGGACGACACATGCAGGACCTAGAAAAATCCCTACAATTCACCACGGGACTACTATGTTTCGATGTCACAACTAAAGCCCTAAACCTAGACGTTCCCCGCAGGCTTAAAAAAGAACTTTGTGCTGGGAGGGCCAGGCTTGTTGAAATGAACGATGAGGAAGAAGAAGCAGACATTAACTTGTTCGACCCGGAAGAATACATGTTCATCAGCACCCCCGAGGAAAAATAAGAGAAAGTAAACCAGTGGATAATTTTCAACAACTCACCCCGGCCCTTGAAACATTCAACCAACAAGTACTAGCCGAAACCAGCCGCATCCCCGCGGCCGAAACCAAAGTTGCGGTCTTCGGGTTCGTAATGGTCACCCCCGCCGAGGGGTTCGAAACCCAGCACAGCCCAATGGTCATGGCAGCCAGCAGCCTACCAGGGGACACCCCCGCGGAAACCATTGTGCAAGCCATGGTGCACCTAGCTCACGACGTGTACGGAATCCGGGTAGCCCCAGAAGAAAAGGAAAACTAACCATGTCCCGGCTCAAAGTCGAAAAAGTCCAAGTAAAACCCTTACGTCCCGTCATTCGTGACGGGTTACAGAACGAACAGCTGCTTGAAAAAGTAATCACCCCAGGGGTGTATCTGGTGGGACACACCCGGGCAACAAACCAGCTTTTGGACGCTTGGGGGGACCACCTGGGGGCGAAACTTAGCCGGTATGAAGCTGAAGAAACGTCTCTGAAGTTTCATGAGTTCGCCTCCGCCATGCAAAATACCGTTCCAACAAGCCCGCTCACACCCGCGGTGTTCGGGGGCCGGGTTTGCTACGACAGCCACCATCTGCCAAACCCTGACACAGCCCAGCCCGGCGCCTACCTGAATAACATCGTGGCCCAAAACCACTGGAGCGTTTTAGAACACGCACACTTCAACTTCTATCTTGAAGGCGTGTCCCGCAGCCTCACCCACGAACTAGTGCGGCACCGGCACTTCAGCTTCAGCCAAGAATCCCAACGCTATGTGGCTCAACCCCCACGGGTTGTGGTGCCGCCGAACGCTACAGCGGATGAAGAACACAGCATTCTTTACTGCTCGGCTTACGTTTACGAACAATACAAAGCCCTAGACCAAGGTTTACTGGGGGAAGAAGATGGTTTAACCCGTAAGCAGCGGCGGGAGAAAAACCGTGCTGTGTTGTTGAACTGTTTCGCCACAAACATCATGGTGTCCGGCAACCTACGCAGCTGGCTAGAGTTCCTACAAAAACGCTTATCCCCAGCCGCCGACGCGGAAATGCAGCAGGTAGCAGGCTTCATTAAAGAAGAACTCGCTGAAGCCCTCAAATTCCCAGATGGCACCCCGCAGTTTGACATGGACAAGGCCTTAAACAGCCCCGCCACTAACGAACAACAAGCCCCCAAGAGCGAGGAGGAAGAAACCAATGAGTAAAAAACACAAGAAGAGCAAAAAAAGCAAGAAGAAAACCACCCTGTTTGAGCGGAAACTCAACAACGAAGTCCTGCCGCTTTTCGACGGCAACATGTTCTTAGATGACAACGCGAAAGGTCTTTTCGACACGCTCATTATCCCCGTAGGCTTACGCGCCGCCGTCCGCGAAGTAGGTTGGTGGAACTCCCACGCGGAGCAACTACGCTATTGGGATTCAGAAACAGAACGTAGTAAAAAATTCGCCAAGGACAAAACCTACCGGAAGAAGTTTATTGCTATTTTCGAGGAAGAAGCCCAAGAACTCATCAACGCGGCCAAAAAACCAGATGTGGAACTCATGCTGGACGGCATTGGTGATGTTTTGTTCACCCTTTTTGGCCTGGCCTGCGCCGCTGGCCTGGATGACCAGTTAGGGGCAGCGTTCATGGAAGTGTGCGAATCCAACGAAACAAAACTCCGTGGCGAACAGCGCAAAGACGCGGAAGGTAAACTCATGAAAGGTGACGAATATAAACCACCACGGTTTGACCTGATTACCAAATCCATTACCAAAAAGGTATGATGGTAGCTAGGGAGATTGTTGTAAATGCCCCCCCAACCTTTTACTAGCCGGGTTGGGGGGGTTTCCTATGCTACATTGAGAATAGACAAATAAAACACGTTCTGGAGGTTGTAAAGTATGAGTGTTGGCCAGCAGCGGAAAGGCCGCGCCCTCAATAAAGCGAAAAAAGGCAAAGGCATGCACGGCGGCAGGTGGAACCACGGTTTCGTGCCGCTCAACGCGGTGGCGAAACGGCTAAAAGAGAAAAAGTTCCGCCAACAAGGTGTGCGGCGGAAAAAACTAGTCGGGTCAAAATAGCATGCCGGCATCGAAGCTTTGCTCATACCAGTGGGATGATGCTACAGGCCACCACGAATGCCTGGAGTTCGCCGCCCCAGGTGGCACCCGCTGCCCCCAGCATAAGCGCGACAGCAAACCGCGGCGGGTGGGGGACATCCCGGCCAGCCTTAAAGAAGCCATCCGCCAGCGCGACAATTACAAGTGTGTTATTTGCGGCACCCCCGGTGTGGAAGTAGACCACATTATCCCCCTAAGGGACTTCCCGGAAGACCAACGCGCGGTAGAAGCCAACCGGCCCGACAACCTACAAACCCTATGTTTCATCCACCACCAGCAGAAAACCGTGCGGGAAAACTTAAGTCACCAAGCCCCCACCGACATGTTCGACTACACGACCACCTCGCGGAACCGGCACCGGCGTAGGCTACGTCGGCAAGGATTATGTTTGGAGTGATTTATCAGTGGAAATAGTTGTGCCCCAGCCGGAGAAAAACCCAGACGGGTCCGTGAAACCCTGGCCTACTTTAGGTCCCCAAGTGTGCGACTTTTTAGAAGAACGGATGGTGTTCGGCCCAGGGTCCCTTGCGGGAGAACCCTACAAAGTCCGTGATGACATCCGCTACATTCTGTATCGGGCCTACGAACACTACCCCGAAGGTTACACCTATGAGGGAAACGACCTCACCGGCCGCAGGCGGTTTAAAAAGGTTATCATTTCCTGGCCTAAAGGCCTGGCCAAAACCGAACTCATGGCCGTCATCGCCTGCCTAGAACTGCATCCCGATGCCCCAATCCGGTTCAACGGGTACGACCCGAAAGCCCCAGGGGGTATGGCCCCTGGCCGTAGCGTGCGTTCACCCTATATTCCTCTGTTGGCCCCCACGAAAGACCAGCTGAACGATTTGGCCTATGGTGTGGCAATGGAAATCATGAAAACTATCCCCGACTCCGGCCTGTTTGACCCCACCATGGCGCGGATTTTGATTCAAGGGGAGGAAAACTCAAAAATCCTCCCCGTGGCACCCATGCCGAACGCTTTGGACGGCAAAAAACCCACCTTTCAAGGCATTGACGAAACCCACCGGCTGGAGAAAGACCGACACCACCAATCAGTGCAAACCATGGAAAACAACCTTGGTAAACGCTACGAAGATGACCCCTGGCAACTCTGCATCACCACCGCGGGTGACCCCAACATTGACAGTGTGGCATCCCGACAATTCACCCTAGGGATGAAAATATATGAGGGCCGCATCCAAGAACCTGACACCCTGTTCTACCACCGGCAAACCAGCGACAAAAACGCGGTATTTGACACCATCCCCAACCGGCTAAAAGCCTTGCGGGAAGCCAGCGGCCCAGAAGCCAGCCAGTACCGTGACCTGTTGTCCATTGCCCGTATGTGGGACAATCCAGATGTTGACCCGGCCTACCTTGAGCGGGTTTGGTGCAACCGGTGGGTGGCGTCAGCTAGGATGGCGTTCAAAAAAGACGTGTACGCGGAGTTAGGCGACCCAATGCTCATCATTCCCCGGCGCTCCCCCGTGGTGCTAGGGTTCGACGGTGCCGTAGCGAAAGACTCCACAGCTCTAGTCATGACTGAAATCAAAACCGGGGTGCAAAACCTCATTGGGCTGTGGGAAAAACCAGACACCGATGAGGAGTGGCGAGTCCCTGTGCACGAAGTCAACGAGGTAGTCAACTGGGCTTTCAAACAGTTCAATGTTGCCAAAATGTACTGCGACCCCTACTATTGGACGAACGACATTGACCGTTGGGCTGGGGTGTGGGGGTCAGACAAGGTAGTGTCGTGGCCCACCACACAGTTGGACCGTGTGTATTATGCGATCCGCGCCTACCAGCAAGCCATAGAAGCCGGCGCGGTAGCCCATGATGGCAACAAAGACCTCATCCGGCACGTTGGCAACTGCGGCATATCCTACAGCAACTTGCTAGACGGGGAAGGGCACCGGAAATTCCGATTGTCCAAACTCCAGTCAGAAAACAAAATCGACGCCGCCATGGCCGCGATCCTGTCGTGGAAAGCCCGCATGGACTGTCTCACAAAAGGCTACACATCCGCCCCTCAAGCATCCCAACTGCCGTTCAAAATCCGGTAGCCAAGTAAAATTTGAGTCAAAACTTACGCAGAAGGAGAAGTCATGGGGTTGCCGACAATCCAAGTGGGGGCACCACTGAAAGCATCAGCGGGAAATGATATTCTCGCTAGTTCCCTGTCGGTGCTTTTTAAAGAACTAAGAGACCGGGAGAAAAACCTACGGCAAGAACTCGCCTATCTTAACAACCATCCAGTGGATGATGTGAGCTCCCCAATAGCACAGCTGGTGAGTCAAGATAACTCACTACGGGTTTTGCGGAACCTGGCGCGCACCAACTTTGCCAGGCTTATTGTTTCCGCCACCACCGACCGGTTGGGTATTCACGGTTTCAAAACCGCGGAAGAATCCGGGGAAGACGGGGACGATGAGGCAGCCCGCCTGTTCGCCCTAGACCGGATGGGGGAGCAAGGCCTAGAAGCAATGCGGCTAGCGGTATCCCATGGGGTGTCCTACCTTGTGGTTGACCCGTTCACTAGCCGGCAGAAAATCGTGCCCCCCTCGAACGGCGCGGTCATTACTGATGCGGTAGGCGAGGTTCAGGCAGCCCTGGTGGTTCGTCGGGAACGCGCCGCCAAACGCGACGTGCTGGATTTATTCCTGCGGGAAGTTGACGAAATCAGCGGTGAAGCCGTCGGCCCCACCCGGGTGTACCGGGCCACCCGGCCCGCCGACCCGGAAGGGTCAAGTTTCGTTCCGCCGGGGGAGTTCACGGACAAAACCACCAGGCGGGACCATGAAATCCCCTTAGGTGAAGATATTTCCGGCGGGTGGAAATGGCTCACCACGAAAACTGTTAATTATCAGCGAATCCACGTCACCCCGTTGGTGAATGAGGGCCGCATGGCAGACTTCGCCCCCGCGGTTACCATCATTGACCGCATCACCCACATGCGGTGGCAGCGACTTGTTGTGGCCACTTTACAAGGCCTGCGGCAGCGGGCCATTTCTGGGAACTTGCCGAAAACTGACCCTGACACTGGGGAAAAAATCGACTACAACGAAATGTTTGCCATCGGCCCAGGTTCTTTGTGGCGCCTGCCGGAAGGCGCGGATATGTGGGAATCCTCCCCCGCCAGCTACGCGGACAACACCACCGCGGTCAACGACGACAAGAAAGAACTCGCTGCCCTGACGAAAACCCCCATGTCGTATCTGTCGGATGCTGTCAACCAGTCAGCGGAAGGCGCAGGCATGCTAGATGATTTGTACCTGTCGAAGATTGATGACCGCCGCAGCCGGTTCGGTGTGGCATGGCAAGTCCATATGGCGAACGTGTTTGAGGCGCAGGGGGACAAAGACCGGTCTGACCTGTCCGCAATTGAAATTGTGTGGGAGCCCATCAAGGTTTGGTCTATTACTGAATCCGCGGCAGCGTTTGCGTCGCTTATTTCCGCGAAACTCCCCCTTGAAACCGCGGCAAAATACGCGCTTGGTATGTCGCCGAAGCAGATTCGTGAACTATTAGCGTCGGCGGCAATGGCGAAGCTGGATGTTTCCGCCATCCCGGCCGCTACCCCCCTCAACCGCATGCAGGCGCTCAACGCGGAACAACAACAGCAGGCGAAAGAGAACCGGCCAAGTGTTGGAAGGAGTCCTGAATAATGACAACTCCAGCAGTGGATAATGGCGGATCCCAACCCGCAGTGCCGGGTGAAGCCCTCCCCCCAGTCCCCAGTGTATTTGACTACCCCACCGTTTTACCTGGTCAACAAATGACCGCGGAACAACAAAAACAGTTTCAGGTGGCGCAGGTGGCAGCAATCATGTATGCGGTAAGCCGTGTGCGGCTAGGTATTCAATCCACAGTGGTTTTACAAATCATGCAGATTTTACGTTCCACCGATTTGTCATCCAAACAGGCAGTGAAAGCCTTCGCTAAACAGGCGGCAATGCTGGTGCGCGCCGCAACGCGGAACATTCGGCTCAACACTTGGGGTGGAGTGGTGCAGCGGGCCAGGGTGTACGGTTTGGATTTGCCGGCCACACCCCCACCGGAAAGCCGTATCCCTAAAGACTTACGGTTTACCCGAACCACAAATCTGGAGAAAGCCTATGAGCGGGTAGCAAACGAGTACCAAAAATGGTCTAGTTTAGATCGGCATGACCCGGTTTTAGTGAAAAATTTATTACGTCTAAACCCCAGTGAGATCAAGGTCACACCCGGGTTGGATTCGTTCACCAAAGACGCCACCCCAACCCCACCCCAACCCAAAACGGAAGAACCAAAACGTGACCAAGAAGAAACCAAAGAAGAACTGTCGTGGGAACAATTCTTCATCCAGGCGGCCAGCAAAGCTGAAAGCATTAAAAACACACAAACAGCGGGCAAAAAAGCGGATAAACCAGATCAAACAGCAGCAACAACACCAGCAGCAACTACGAGAACTGACCAACCAAGGCCCAGCACAAGCGATAATGGCGCCAGTCACCATGATGCTGCGGCAAATGATGCCGAAAATCCCCATGCCGGGGGTAAACCCACCCAACCAGCCGAATCAACCACCGCTACCACCAGCCGAATTGATGAAGAAGTTGGTGACTTCAAACAGCAGTTAGACGAAATGTCCGACGAGGACATGTCGAGGCTTATTGAACAATGGGCCAGGCAAAAAACCGAAGAACGCATGGAACGCATGGTTTCCCAAGACATTGCTGCCGCGGCCCGCAACGCGCACCAGGAAATCATGCGGAAAACCCCGAAAAAAACCATCACCGGGTACCGGCGAGTAGTGCACCCAGAACTATCCCGAACCGGCAGCTGCGGGTTGTGCATTGTGGCGTCAACAATGATCTACAAAAAATCAGACCTGCTCCCCATCCACGCTGGTTGCAAATGCGAAACCGTGGAAATCTACCAGATCGACGGCAAAACCTACGACCCCGGCCAACAAATCAACGACGAAGATCTATCAGTATTCTACGAAGAAGCCGGCGGCACCACCCATGGCTGGAAACTCAAACGGTGGAAATACAAAGTGGTAAACCACCCTGAATACGGCCCTACACTAGTAAATACCAACGAGAAACGCTCACTGGAGCCGATCGAATACGCGCAGGAAGGATTCAAAGATGAAGACTGAAGACATGCGGAAGCTTTATGAGGGTCTTAAAATAATTTTTGAGAACCAAACCCCCGAGGAGAAAGAGACACTAAGTGGCGACCAAGAAGCCCGTCAAGAAGCCGGTGAAGAAAACATCCAAGAAACCGGCGGCCAAGAAGAAGCCCCAGCCCAAGCAGCAGGCGAAGCCGCAATCCGGGTTCCAGAAAATGAGCCAAGCCCAGCAGAAGATGGACAACGCCCCGACCCCGGCGCAGAACCGAGCACTAAACCCGCTAGCGGCGAAGCAGCAGGCGAACCAGAAACCCCCAGTGAACCAGATGCAGACGAAACAAGCGAAGAAGCAGGTGGCGCCGAAGAAGACAGCAGCGGCGAAGAAGAAAAAGAAGACTTCCGGCCTGAAGAAATCAACCAAGCGGTAACCATCGCGGAAGAGCTAGGCCTACCCCAGGAACCCGTGGAAACCCTATTTTCCCTGATCGACCGTGATAAATTAGTAAATAATGAAGGTGAAATTGGTAAGGAAGAACTTACCAATACACTAAAGCTCTTGGAGGCAATCGTCCTGCGGAAGCCGGCGGAAACCCCGAGGGAAGACAACTACGGTTACGATCCTGAAAACGCGCGGCAATCCACCGGGTTCGGGAAATACCTATAGGAGGAATGAAACTTGGGAACCAATAACCCGCTCTCCCCCAGTGCGACCCTGGAGTGGAAGAGTATTGATGACACCCGCTGGCGGAAAAACGGCAGCCAGATTTCCGAATCCGGCCAAAACGGCATGCTGGTTATCAACGACAAGGTGAAAGCCGAAGGCCCGCACCGTGTCGGCCGGTGGCTGAAATCCGGTGTTCCACTCTACCGCGACGCGGACAACAAGCTGTATCTTTGGGACGCTGCAAGCGGCAAGAAGATTGCCGGCTTCCTGCAAACCTTTAAAGAAATCGCCCCCACCTTTTCCGACCTGACCGCGTACGGGGTGAAATTCTACGATGAAATCCCCGTTGGCATCCAAACCGCCGGTGAAATCTACCCGAAGTGGCTACCGGTGACCGTGCCAGATGACCAAATCCCCCCGCGGTTCGGCGTGAGCCCGCTATAAAACTTTTTGAAAGGAAGTGGTTAAATGGCACAGAATGAAATGGCGACCTCCAGCCTCATTGACCCTAAGCTGGCAATCACGGTTGCACGAAAATCCCTAGCAGACTGGGAAGTGAACAATCATGCTTCCCTGGCAGCCTACCTCCCATCCAAGGAGGTTCAGGACATTGCCTACGAAATTGATTACATTGACGACGCCGCAGTGACCGCTGCTAACTGGCGTGCCTTCGACGGTGCCGCAACCGGTGAAACCTACGGCACCGGCGCCAAGGCTGTTGGTTCCTTGCAGCCCGTTAGCCGTATTGACACGGTGACAGAAGAAGCAAAGCTCCGTATGCGTTTTGACGCGGACGAAGCTTTGAAGCGCACTTATGTTGACCGAATTGCCCGCGCCGCACAGTCCATTGCTTTGCAGGTGAACTACCAGCGGGCAAACGCCCTGTTTAATGCTAAGTTGAGCCTACAAGGCTCCGGTGGCTTGCGGATCGAGGTTGATTTTAACCGTGACCCGGCGTTCAACCCGACCGCAACGAAACTGTTTTCTGACCCGGCAGCTAACCCGTTTGAGCAGCTGCTCATCTGGCGGGACCAGTACTTTGACAAGAACCATGTGGAACCGGCGGAAATCTGGATGCCCAGTGTGGTGTTCCGTGCGTTCCTCCGCCACCCCAATGTGGTTTCCGCCACCAACCCCAGCTTTGCCCGTGAGCCGAAGTTCGCCACCCGCACCGCGGTGAACGAAGTTATGGTGGACACGCTAGGACTTCCGCCGATCGTGGAAAAGTCCGCGCAAAAGGTGAAGGTTGACGATTTCGACACCGGCCAAACCAAGCTGGTGAACGTGATCCCCCAGGACAAGGTGTTCTTCATGCCGAAGCCTGGTTCCGCCACGGCGCCGAATGATTTTGAAGACTACGGTGTGACCCTGTGGGGTGAATCCGCGAACGTCGACCTACCCGGTATCAACAAGGTATTTGACGACAAGTTCGGCACCCCCGGTATTATCGCTGGTGTGCTCACCCACAACAACTTCCCCGTCTACTCCGAGGTGTTCGCTGACGCCCTGGCGATGCCGGTGGTGATCCAGCCCAACAAGGTTCTGGCCGGGAAGGTACTGTAACATGTCGCAACTCACCGCAAATGTGACCCTGCGGGGTCCGGCGCCGGATTTTGCGCTGAAGTTTTTTGGCCCCGGTGATAAGCTCCCTGAGTGGGCTTTAGAAGAGTTGGCAGACAGCCCCCACTTGTTTGCTGACGGCGTGAGCCTTACCCCGCGGCCTACTGGGGGTGCGGGGGAGAACGAGGAGTCGGACAATTCCGGTAATGAATCAGAAGAATCTGACAACTCTGACAACACTGGTGACCAAACCACGCCGGCCACCCCACAGAACAACCCGCCGTCCCGGAATAAGTCTGCCGCCACCTGGGCTGCCTACCTGAAGGAAAAGGGTGTGTCAGTGCCGGACGGTGCATCCCGGGAAACCCTCATTGACATTGCCGAACGAAACGGTTTACTATAAAACAGAACCCTTTCTTCACAAGAGTTCGGGAATGAGTGATGAACAAAAATACCCTGCCACCGGTGGGGTATTTTTGTATATATGAGCAGCAACTATTTTGGCACCGTCGAAAACGTGGAACTCATGTTCCAGAAACCCCCCACCGAGCGAGAAAAGAAGCTCATTGAAAAACAACTAGAGCGGCTATCATCCATCCTCGCGGCAAGATACCCAACCCTCCGCCAACGGTGGGAAGAATCCCTACCAGATAGTGACCTGCGAATCTTGGTTTCCCGCATGGTTGAGGCGGCTTGCGCCAAAATTACCCGCGCGTCACAAGGTAACGTAGCGTCAGAAACCATCGGCCCGTACGGGTATGCCACGTTCGAGTCCGCCGACCCGGGCAAAGGTTTATTTCTCAAAGAAGACATTCAAGCCTTAGAGATGCTGCTTCGGCAAACCACCGCGAAATCGTTAAAAATCACCAGTGATTTCAGTGTGACAGAAGCTAAACCCATGCTGCAACCAGGGGTGCCGAACCGCGGTAACCAAGAATGGTACGGCCTAATGTACAGGTATTGGTACTTTTAAATCATGCTTAACGGTTTTTCCTATGATGTTCACGTGTACCGCCTAGCGAAATATGGGCCTGGGGGCTCCCCACCGGCCGGGGCTAAAATTATCCCCCGCGGCCTACTTGAAGGCCGGTACAAATCCCACACAATCCATGGTGCGGTAGTGTGCCCCAAAACCACCGCGGTGCCAGACCGGGCTGTTGGCTGGGCTAAAGTCATGGACACCGACAAAATCATGTACTGCCAGTATGAAGATGACATCATCCCTAGTGATTACTTTGCCTACGAATCCCGGCCAGGGAAACTAGAAATCACTCGCGTAGGTGGCGGCGTTATTAACGACTGGACCAGCCCGTTTTCCATGTTCTACCAGGGTGGGAAAGAAGTTATCATGGAAAACATTACAGAGCGAGGGGTATAACACATGGCGGAAAAATCCTGGGAAACCAAAGATATCAACCAAGCTGGCGGGCAACGCCGACTATCTAGGCACTACAACGGTAAAAAACCCCGCGCACTCTATTTTCGCAACGAGCGGGAATTTGGCCGTTTGCTACTACACAGCAGGGCTCTGGAAAACCTACTCTATCGCAAAGCCCAATACATTAAATACCGGCTGGCGGTGAAAATCCCCCTAGGCAGCGGCAGGGAGAAAGGACACCTGCGGCACAGCTTCTATGTTGAAGTGCAAAACCCTGGCGGCGTGAAAAAAGACCGTGTGGCAGTGAAAATCAAGAGTAAAGACCCTAAAGGCTTCTACTACGGCGACCTGCATTCGGCGAAACACAAACCAGCGCGGTGGACCCACAAAACTCTGCGGGAATCAAGGATGTAACCATGGTACGAAAAAAAATAACCCCCATTGCGGAAGATATTGTTATCGAGTTACTGAAAGACCTAGTCCCAGAAGGTGGCGGCATTGGCACCAACCGGGGGGCTGTTGAGCACGAATACATCACCCTTGCGGAACTGGAAGAAGCCGGCCCCCTCAAAAGCAACGACTATATTCTAGTCCACCGCGAAGGTGGATTCTTGTACTACGACCGAGTAACGGACATTGTGAACCTCACCATTTCCGTCTTTACCAAAGATGAACGCCGTTCGCAAGAACTCATGATTAAAATCACAGACCGAATGGTAGAATCCGTAGAAGAAGATGTTTTAGGCTTTCCCTATGATTTTTGTGAAATCTTAAGCGGGCCTGAACTTCAAACAACCTGGACAATGGATGACCGGGTAGTGGAAAAGGTTTTCCAAATCCACATCCGGCCAAAATGGGAGGACTAGAAATTGGCGTTTAAGATTACTCTACCGGCAGACGCAACATCCGGTAGTTTTACGCTCACCGCGAAGGCGAAGACCACTGACGCGATTGAGCACCCGTTTGCCGCATCTGATGTGAAAGCCCAGCTGGTCAAGCTTGGTTACAAAAAGGCGAACGTGACCGGCCCTAACGGCGGCCCGTTTGTGGTGACCGGTGTTCGTGACCCGCTCACCGCGGACGGCACTAACCTTGGTGGTGCAACTAAGACCGTCACTGTGACGAATGATTCCGCCGCTGCCGGTGACGGCAAGACCTTTAAGGAAATCCGCGGTACCGATTCAGAACTCATCCGCAAATACCTTGGCGGCTGCATCCTCATTGGTAAGGAAGATTCCGAAATCCCCGAAGAATGGGGTATGGGTGAAGACGGCAATCTTCCCGACCTTGGTGCTTTAGGCTATGTGTCCCTAGGCTGGATCACCAAGTCCGAAGGTTTGGAGTTCTCCACCGAAACCGAAAACTCCGACGTGGAATCCTGGGGTGCGCCCGAACCAACCCGTACGGACATTACCAAGAACGTGACCAGTGCACAGTTCACCTGCCAGGAAACCAACAAGGCAGTGCTCAGCCTGTACTTCAACGTTGATCTTTCCGACGTGAAGGTGTCCCCCAATGGCGATATCGTCTTCGACACCCCCACCGAGCTGGAAACCCGCTACTTCCCGATGATTTACATTGCCCACGACGGCACCGGGAAGAACGCTTCTTACTTCATCCGCGTCATGCCGCGGGCAACCGTTTCCGAGGTGCAGTCCCTATCCATGAACTCTGAAAACGAGTCCAAGTTTGGCATGACCATTAAGGCCACGGTGTCCGACAAGGAAGGCTATTCCGTTCGCAACGTCCTTACTGGCCCGAAGACCAAGAAGCTCGCTAAGCAGATGGGTTTTGCTGACTAACAGACAGCGGAAAATAACCCCTAGCGGCCTCATAGCCGGATTGTAAACATTCACCAATGAAAAGGTACGTACGTTTACCAAAAGTCCGGCAGCGGCTTTGCTAGGGGCTATTTTGATACCATAAACATGTGAACATCTACGACCGTCAAGAACAAGACATAGCCGAACTCAAATCAGAAGTCACAGAACTACAACGCATCGCCAAACCAGATACAGGCTGGCGCCCGGAAGACTTCACCACCGACACCGCGGAAACCATCCGCGACAAAAGAAACCTCATAGACATCATCACTAAATACGCGAGTCGGCAAGAAAACTTCGAAGAGTTCCAAAAAATCCACCAAAAAACCTATGACAGTCTCAAAGAACTACTAGAAGAATACAAAATAGAATCAGGCGAACGGGCCAGGCAAGCCAACATCTACCAAGAACTCAAAGACTGGTGGGACCAAAACCAGACCATTATCGAAAGCGCGCAAGAAGCCCAAGACGTGCGTGCCCAATCCTCCGCTATCTTAGAGAAAGTAGTTCGGGAAAAAGGCCTTATTGAACAAGTGCAGCGGGCACTACTTACCCAGATTGCAACAAACAAGCGGGAAATAGAAACCCTCGCCACTACCGCCACCACCGCCATCAACCAGGCGGTAGAAGAAGCCCGCAGGCTCAAAGACCAAGCAGGTTCTGCCGCCACCAACGCGGTCAACACCCGCGTAAGTCAACTAGTCGACGGCGCCCCGGCGGCCTTAGACACCCTACGGGAAATAGCGACTGAACTAGAAAAACACACCGACGCCTTACGTGCCCTCACCCAAACCGTAGGGCAAAAAGCCGACGCGGCAACAATGAACACCGAACTAGGCCGAAAACTCAACCTGTCTGAAGTGGCAATGAACCCCGACGGCAACCGTATTGTTCGCCGCAAACCCAACGGCACAATCCCCCTACCCACCAACCCCGGCGCGGAACCAAACAGCGCAGTCAGCAAACAATGGGTAGAAAACTATCATCAAAACACAGACCCTAAGCCACACCACCACACCCCAAACGATATCACCGCCCTACCATCCACCATTGTCACAGTGATGAAAAACTACCAGTGGGAAGGAGCCCCCGGCGACTACGTAAAAATAGGCCAAGACGGCAACACTACCACCCCGAAACTCTTCACATCCAAAACCTACGGGGATGTAGCCTTTGCCCGCGACCTTTCGGCCCGCACCGGTGTGGAAGGCACCACCAGCATCACCGGTAGCACCGGGCACAAAAACCGCACCGTAGTCACAGATGTCAATGGTCGCATTCACAACAATAGCGCCCCCACCCTCCCTAGTGAACTAGTCAATAAACGATACGTAGATGCAGCAGCCCCCTGGGTTGGCACAGATGCGGAATACAAAGCCCTCGCCGACAAAGACCCCAACCGTCTATACATCATCAGGTAGGCGTAAACATGACCATTATTGACAAAACAGCAATCACAGCAGCATACCTAGGTGAAACACCAATATATAAAATCCTCGACGGAAAAAACAACCTCATCTTCCAAGACGTCAAAATAGAAACTTACGCCAAAGACGGGCTCATACACCCCCCAACATTTGCTAAAACAGCATCCTTTTACATCCAAGGCGCAGGCGGTGGTGGCAAAGGCGGCTTCGCTTTCCCCACCTCACGATCATACGTTGGACAAGGCGGACAAGTAGGTGGTTACCGGGAAATCCTAAACCAACCAATAGAAGACTTCTGGCGGACCGAAGGTTTACAAATCAAAATCGGCAAAGGCGGAGAAGGCGGCACTCCCAAGGATGCCCAAAACTCCCCTAACGGGCAAGATGGCGGCTGGACAGGGGTAAAACTCAAAAAGAACGAAGGATTCTATGCCGCCGCCGGCGGTAAAGGCGGAACAGAACACTATGTAGAAAACGCTTATCTCCCCGACCGCGTAAACGAACTTGGGCAACTAGTATGCGGCGGAAGCTCAACAATAAAACACATCACCGTCCCAAGGACTTTTAATCCGACACACAATATTTTTCCCGCAATAGGCGGAAAACTGGTATACAACCACACAGCCCGGGGGTTTTTCCGATTCTCTTCAGAAACCGGGGATCGTATCATCGGGAGCGTTGACGGACTCGCCGGAGGGGGTGGTAGTGGCGGCTCCCGCGGCGGGTACGGGAAGACAGTAGTCACCGGCGGTAAAGGCGGGGACGGCTGGATTATTGTTGTTTGGATACCGTAAACTACAAATAACGCCACACTAACAAGAAAGGCCCTAAATTGTCTAAACAAAAACGTGGACGGCTTGTTGTTGTCGATGATGACGGCAACATCATTGATGACGCCCCCCAAAGCCAGCCAGAACCGGCCACGCCGCCGCAAAACATTGACGAAGTTGAAGTCCCCAAAGAAACTGGCAAATTTGATCTCAATTTTGAAGACTTTGTTGAAGAAGCCCACGAATTAGACAAAAAAGCGGGCTTCGCCACAAAACCCTTAAACTTCATCATCCCTAAAAAATTGTCCGGCACCGGACAAGATGAAATTTTTGAGGTATACCCACCCACCGCGGGTCAGCTCGCCACAATCTCAACGCTTAACCCTGAAGATTTCGTCTCCATCCTCGCGGTGCTTTTCATCAAAGAATCCAAAGAACCAAACGGGGAACCCGACACCAGCGAATACGAGCGATTCCTACGCTGCCTAGACCACATGCCAACAAGTATCTTCATGGTTTTCATGGAAAAATTTGTTGCCTGGTGGGCACCCAACGCCGCTAACATGCCCGCCACACTCCCAAAATCAGTGAAATCTATTCCCTATGCAAGGAATTTGGCGCAGAACTATACCTAGACTACCTAGAGTACGGGGTAGAAATCACCGATTTCTTCCGCGGTAGAAGGTCCTGGAAACAATTTTGGGTGCTATTCAAAGACCTACCCCCACACTCGCGGACAAAAAGTAAAATGCTAGCAAACCGCGATGTAGCGGCCTATGAAGTCACCCAACTATCCGACGAGGAAATCAAGGAATCCATTCTTGACGGTAGCCAACCCACAGAAGACCGCGAACTCCCACTTTGTGGTTACACGCCACTCATGGCGAAACTCGATGATGTAGTGGATCACCTCATCATCAGCCGGGAATCCATGGCCAGAATGTTCGGGAAAAAAGACAAAAGCAAAGTAAAACTCACGAAACGCCCCAAAACTGCCTATCAAATTGAGCTGGAAAAACGCCAGTTAGAATATGAAAAGGAAGCTTATAATTCCACCCTTGCGGCGTTCGGTCTTTAGTAAAAATCTAATCCGTGGGGGGCGGGTTAGATTTTTTACTTAAAGGAGGGCTGTTTTGGCTAGCGGCTACATGATTGGCGAAGCCTACATTCGCATCTTCCCCAATGCCAAGAACTTTCACAACAAGCTCAAATCCGAGGTCCAACGAGAATCCAAAGGGATTGACGTTAACGTCCCCGTGGAGCTTGAGGATGAAAAGTTTAAAAAGCAGTGGGACGAGTTTAAGCGTCGGGTCAAAGCGGAGGCGGAAAAAACCTCGGCGCAAATCAAACTTGACCTGGATACTACGAAAGCCCGGCGCCAGGTTGAACGGTTCGTCCGGGAAGTCAAAAAACAAGACGCCACCATTGACCTGTTCGTGAAATTCCAGAAGGAAAGCCTGGAAAAAGCTGGGGAAAAAATCGAACGGTTCAAGAAGAAGCATGAGAAGCTCCGTACCGCGGTGCAGGTGAACACGGCGCGGGCAAGCAAGGAGCTGTCGGCGTGGCGTCGCACTGAAGCGGGTAAAGCTGTGGTGCAGACGGTTATCACTAAACATGTTGGGGCGAAACTGCCTGTTGCGAACCCGTTTGCTGGCGCGGCAAAGAATGCCCAGAAAGAAGCTCTCAACGCCTTAAACTTTGTGCCGCGGCTACTTGCCAAGGCCAATGAACAATTCGATGCTGGTATCCGCCAAATCTATGATCCGTACGTTCGCCTGACGGAATCCATGTACAAAGCGGGTCTGAAGCCATTCCAACTGTTCCGCGACCAGGTTTGGAATAACTCCAAAACCATGGAAGAGTTCTTGGAGAAAACCAAGATTGCGGCGCTTTTGGCGTGGGACAAAATGTTCCCCAAAGACAAGGTGAAGCAGGCCACTGATTTCATTACCACACAGTTTGATTCAATGCGGGTGAAGGTTTCCGATATTTGGGAAGCTATCTTCAAACGCGGACCCCCGAAAATGGATTGGCTGAAGAATCTGGGGGGTGGGGCCATTGAAGGCCTTAAGGGGAAGTTCGCGGGGATTAAGGATATTTTCAAGAGTGGAAATTTCCAGATTCTCCCTAATTTTGATGTGAGTTTGAAGACTCTTGAGGGTCAACTAAAGTCTTTTGTGAGTAATGTCACAGGGTCTGTGTCGGGGGCCGTCAGCACCTTAGGGTCAAAAACCACCGCGGCGTTCACCAATATTGGTAACAAAGCCGGAAACCTGCTCACACCAATCAAGTCAAAACTCACCGCGGCAATCGCCCCAATCAGCGGGCAAATCACGACAGCGCTTGCCCCCGTCACCACAAAAATCCGCGGCATGTTCGGCCGGGGTCTCATCCAAGCCCGACATCTCATCCCGGATTTAGGCCCAGCAGCTGCCCGGGCACATCGAGTCTTCACGGCCCTAGGTGCAGCTGGACGGACCGCATTCCGCCCTGTCGCAGCCCTAGGCCGCGGCATCCGCGGAAGCTTCCACGCCGCAGCCAGCGGGGCCGGATTTTTAGCCCGCGGCATTCGCAGCCTCACCGGCCGCTTCGCATCATTCGCATTCCGCTCAACCGCGGTATTCAGTGTTATGAAACGCGGCTTCCGACGAATCGGCGATTACGCCGTCGGTGGCATGCGCGTGGCCATTGGCATGTTCATGAAGATGGGTGGCATCCTACTTCAAGCCATCATGCCAGCCCTAGGCGCCATCGCCGCCGGTTTCGCTGCCCTAGGCGGGCAAGCCCTTATCGGCACCGTCCTAGCCCTAGGCGGGGCAGTAGCCAGCGTGGCCACCGCAGCAGCAGCCCTCGCCCCCGCGTTCCTCGCAGCAGCCGGCGTTAGCTTCGCCGCGCTCAAAATCGGCCTCGAAGGCGTCAAAGAAGGCGTCAAAGCAGCATTCAGTGCCGAAACCGCAGAAGAGTTCGAGAAAGCCATTGAAAAACTCCCCCCGGCGGCACAAAACATAGCGCGAACATTCCGCGAATTCCAGCCCCAAATCAAAGCAATGAAAGAAGCCGTACAAGGCAACCTGCTTGCTGACCTGGGGCCAGGGATCCAATCCGCCATGAACAACCTGCTCCCCACATTCTCCACAGGGCTGCAAAACATTGCCACCCAGTGGAACGGGGCGCTCAAAATGGCGTTCGCGGAACTCTCATCCCCGCGGGCACAATCCGGCCTCGCCGCGGTCATGGACGGGGCAAACCAAATGGCCGCAAACATGCAGCCGGTCATCTCCAACCTGCTAGCCGCAGCCGGGTCTTTGGCCGAGCAAGGCAGCAAATACCTAGGCTCCATCGGTACCGCCATCAGCAACATGACCGCCGGCTGGGTGGAAAAAGTCGAATCCCTCAAACAAGTAGACGCATCCACAGGCCTATCCAAATTCGACACCATCATCCAAAACGCCAAAACCAATCTAGGCTTCCTGAAACAAATCCTCGACGGGTTGTTCGGCACCCTAGGAAACCTGCTAAAAGCCGCGGAAGTCGGCGGCGGCGGTTTCCTCAACATGATGGCCACCGCCCTACAATCCCTCAAGGCTGCTACCGCGGAGGGTACTGAAGGCTTCAAAAACATTGTTACCTTTATGCAAGCTTCTGCATCAGCAGCTAGCCTGCTAGGGCAAGCCATAGGCCCAGTGCTTAGTATCGTAGCCCAGGTTGCGGCAGCCCTCGCCACTGTTGCAGCAACAGCAATGCCAGGCGTCTTAGCGGTGCTAGAAGCCGTCAAAACCGCTATCCAACCAATTTTTGATGTCGCGGGCAAAGTTGGTACAGCGCTAGGGGAAGCCCTCCAAGCTGTTGCCCCCGCGATATCTCAACTAGGTGCTGCCATAGCCCCCCTGCTTGAAGGGCTAGCACTTGGTATTAAAGCCATGTTCGAGGCCGTAGGGCCAGCCCTCACATCCCTGATCGCTTCCATTGGTCCAGCTATGGAGGCCCTCAAACCAGTATTTGAAACCGTTGGTAAAGCACTTGGCGATATTTTTGCGGCCCTAGGCCCAATCCTAGAGTCCACCATAAATATGATTAAGGCGTTCTCGCCAATCTTGGATCAAATCTTCAAATATATTGGGGAAATCGCCACAGAGATTATTAACGGCCTCGCCCCGCTGTTCACCGGGCACGATTCCGTGCTCATCAAATTTGTGGACTCCCTCAAACCTCTAGTGGACGTTTTAGGGCAAGGGCTACTAAGTGCAATCCAAGCCCTACAGCCGGCAATCCCACCCGTGATTGACGCTTTCAACAAGATTCTCGAATCACTCATGCCACTGATGCCCACCATCACAGACGTGGTGCGGGTCATTGTTGACGGCCTAGTCACAGCCCTACGTGACTGGTTAGTCCCAATATTTGTGCTTGTAGTAAAAAACATTATGGCTTTTGCCTTACCAATCATCGACTACCTGGTCCCGATCCTGAAAGTCCTCATCCAGATTGTGATTGGGGTAGCTGATGTTCTCATCTCGGCTTTCAGCACAGCCATGAAATTCATCATGCCGCTTATACAAGCCGTAGGGGCCGTTATCCAATGGCTAGGCGACATCATCGACCGGGTTATCAAAACCTTTATCGCACCCATCATTGAAGGCTTCAAAACCCACATCCAAGAAGTCTTCGGCTTCTTCATCTCCCTTATCAAAGGCGACGTCAGCGGTGCCCTCGACCACCTCAAAAACATTTTCAAAAACGTTGTCGACACCATCAAAACGATTTGGGAAAAACTCAAAGAACACTTTGGCACACCAATTAAATTCTTCATTGATGTCATCATCAACAAAGGCATCGTTGACGGCTGGAACTGGGTGTCCGACAAATTCCTCGGCGGCAAACTCCCCAAACTCGAACACATGGGGTACCCAAGCGGCCTGAAATACGCAACCGGCGGCATTCTCCCCGGCTACACCCCAGGCCGTGACCCACACCGGTTCTACAGTCCAACCGGTGGCAGTATTGCCCTATCCGGCGGTGAAGCAATCCTGCGGCCTGAAGCCACCCGCGCCTTCGGCCCGAAATCCATTGACGCGATTAACAAAGCAGCCCGCGACCACGGTGTCAAAGGCGTTCGGCGTCTCATTGGGGAAGGCGCACAGTACAAAGATGGCGGCATGATTGATGAAAAAATCCACCGTGTCCTAGAAGAACTCAAACCAGAACACGGTAAACCCTATCAATACGGCGGCACCGGCAACCCCAGTTGGGACTGCTCCGGCCTGTGGTCCGGTATTGTCCAAGCCCTCAACGGCGGAAATCTCCGCGGCGGACGTATTTTCAACACCGAATCACGGTTCGAAAACTTTGGTTTCGAACCAGGCCTGAAAGGCCGCGTCACCATCGGTGTGCTATCCGGCAAAGGTGGCGGCGAAAACGGGCATATGGCCGGCACTATTGACGGCATGAACCTTGAATCTTCCGGTGATAATGGTGTGCAAATTGGCGGACGAGCCCGCGGGTCTGATAACTCCCTGTTCAACCACACCTACACGCTGACAGAGTTCCTAGGAAAATTCATTTCCGGCGGTGGTGGCGGGGCAAGCTTTCTGTCCATCCTCATCAGTGGGGTGAAAAAATTCCTTGACGGGCTACTCAAACCCATTAAAGACAAAATGACCGGTGATGGAGAGCACGGCAGCGGAACCTTCGGGCGCTTGGTCCCCGCGGTGGCGGAGAAACTCTTTGACGCCACCATTGATTTCATCATGTCCAAACTGCCTGAATTTGCCCCAGCAGGCGGCGGAGGCGGCGGTGGGGATGTTGAGCACTACCGACCCCTGGTTGAACACATTCTGGAATCCAAGGGCTTGTCCAAATCCTTTGCTGACAGTCTGCTTCGCCGCATGAACCAAGAATCTAACGGTAACCCGCGGGCAGTCAACAACTGGGACTCCAATGCTGCATCCGGTAACCCATCCAAGGGTTTGATGCAGGTGATTGACCCCACATTCCAAGCCTACAAAGACCCAGGCTACGACGACATTTGGGACCCAGAAGCCAACATTCGTGCGTCCATCAACTACGCGATCGCCCGGTACGGCAGCCTGCCCGCGGCCTACGATCGTGCCGGTGGCTATGATTCCGGCGGTGAAGCTAACGGCGTTGGCTACATGCCGAAATACACCCTGCGTCCAGAACGTGTCCTATCCCCAGGGCAAACCAAGGCGTTCAACCGGTTCGTGTACGACTTCCTGCCCGAACTCATTGAGTCCTACAAGAAAGACCCAAAGCGGATCCAAAACGCGGTCAAGGACATCACCAAAGAACTGCGTATCATCAACACTAACCTGTTGAAAGAACGTGACAAGCGTATCGACAAGTGGTCCGAATGGGTGGCAGAAGACTTCCGCCAACAAGAAAAAGGCACTAAGAAGCTCAACAAGATTGACATGTCAATCTTCAACGAGAAGTGGTGGAAGAACAACACCAAGGACGGCGACCCCGACAAGCTCATTAATGCGTTGGAAAAATACGCCGACAAAAACGGCGAAAAAATCAAAACCAACGTTAACAAGGCCGTGAAAGATGTCGGCACCGTCCTAGAAGACCCCCACGGCTACCTGAAAGCCGAGGAAGTCGCCCGCGAGCGAGTCGAAAAAGAAAAGGAAGAAGCCGAAAAGAAAGCGGAAGAAGCACGCCAAGACAAGGAACGCGAAGCACAACGCGACGCACAGGAACTCAAGGCTGACCAACGCCGCGAAGACAGCAAAAAGAAGAAGGAGGAACGCGCCGAAGAACGCAAGAAGAAGAACGAGAAAAAGAAGAAGGAACTCAAAGCCGCGAAAACGGACGCTGAAAAGAAAGCGATTGAGGCACGGTACAAGAAGGAAGAAGAAGAAGCTTCCGACGCCGAATACGAACACAAGAAGCAAGAGAAACGGGAGGAACAGCACCAGAAAGACCTAGATAAGAAAGAACAGAAGAAACTCAAGGAGCAGCAGAAAGAACGCGACAAGAAACTCCAGGAGGAAATCAACAAGAAGAAGGAATCCGGCGAGTACTACTACGGCTACAAGGTTCTCAAGGAAGACGGGTCTAACCCGGACGCCTACAAGGAATCTGACAACGACAAATTTGCTTCTGATACTGGCGATGCGGTAGCTGGCAAATTCGACCTTAGCGGTATCACGCAAAAACTCCGAAACCGCTTCCAGCAAGGCAAACAGCTAGAAGCTGGTATTAACCTAGCGTTGCCAAGCTGGTATGCAGCCCTCAACGGTGACACCAGTGGCCTGCGGCACAACGTCGCAGCGGCTTCCGCCATGACCTACGATGAAGCAGAATCCAACCTGCGTTCCTATGGCCCAGAAGCGCTCGCTGGGCTGCTAGAATTTGGTTTGAGCGGCGCTTCAACCCGGCGCGCAACCAACGCCGGGCCGCTCATCCAAAACGCCTACCTTGGCATGACCCAAGCGGAAATGATCCAAGGTTTGAGCAAATACGATGCGATGCGAGCCCGCCGAGGAAGTGGTACCAGGCGGTAAACAAGTAAGGAGACCAGATGGTTTGGAAAGACAGCGTGATGGTGGTGTACCAAGGCCCACCGCGGTGGGACGGTGCAAAATGGGTCAACGGTGACCGGTTCCGGCTATCTGGCTTCCCCCGCGGGGAACGCCTCCAAGACGGGGTTGAACTTGCCCGCGGGTTAAGCGGTCTAGACCGCAGCACTGACGAGTATCGGATTGATACGGGGGCTGACACACCCGGTGGCGACCTAGTTGCCGTGTCCACTGGCCGCCGTGAAGTCAGTGGCCAAATTAACATCCTGGGTGATTCTCCCGCCGAACTGAGACAACACTACCGCAGCTGGTGGCGGAACCACCCGGAAAAAGAAAAAGGCCGGCTGTGGTTTTACACCCGGGAAGGTGAACCGCGGTACCTGTCGGTAGTGAAAACCGAGGGGGCCGGACTTTTCACCAACGAACAAGACCCGGCGCTTTTAAACCGGGTAACCTCCATGCCGTGGGGGTGGGTGTCAGACCACCCCTACTTCTATGGTTACCGCACCAGCCATGACCTGCGGCACACCGGGGACGGGCACTTTAATGCCGTGTTCTACAACCCATCCACGGTGCCCGAAATCTACCCTGACCTGTATTTACCAGGTGGTGGCAAATTCCAGCTATCCCTAGGGTACGGGCAACCCTATTTCCAAACCAGACCGATCCCCCGCGGTTCAACCGCGAAAATTAGTTTTGACCCGCGGAAACGAACCTATGTGGAAAAAGACGCCCGCGGTAACTACATAAACCTGTGGCCACTCATGTTGGGTCGCAGGCCAAAAATCAGTCTGGAACCAGAAACACTGAATAAGTTCACTGTGACGTTAATGGAATGGACCAACAACAACGATCAACACCTCGATTCTGACCCCCGTATCGTCTACACACCGGAGTTCATGTCATGGGTTTAACAGCAAAACCAGGGTACGAATCCACAGCCAAAAACGGCTACCGGTTCGAGATTGAAGTGTTCAGTGGGGACGGAGTGTACCTCGGTGAAATTGGTGACTACGACGATCTACAAATCGAGTTCTCTAGCGAAATCACCGATTACGATACTGGGTCTTTCGCCATACCCTCCACCTCAATTTGGGCACCGTTTTTCAATGGGATTCAAGGCCAAATTGTCCTTATCCACATTCTTATCAGCGATGATGATGGGGTTTGTAAAAAATGGACCGGCAGGGTTGATGATGTGCAATACGGCGCGGAATGGTCCCCCACTAAAACCACCATCAATATTATTTCCGACAAGATTTGGTACAAACACATTGTTTGTTGGTCGGCGCCGTTCTCCCCAATCGGCATTCAAGCGCCAAAACGGCGGGTGAAAACTGGGCCGGCAATCTCCCAGATGAAACAATTCATCATTGATAACCTTATCCGCATTCAGGCCCCTAATTTAAGCGGCTTACAACAAGCCAGGTTGTCAACCTACAATAACAACCCCGGCGAGTTTCCCAATGTGAAAGACATCATGACCCCGGTGGTAATGCCTAGTATCTCTGACCAGGTGGACACCAGCCCTGTGGTTGCGCTCATGGCCCAAATGACCCCTGCGGACGAGTTGTGCCACGAAGTATGTAAAGATTACAACCTGCTTCCCTCCGCGGAAATGATCGTGCCAGGCCGCGACCCGAAACCAGACTGGTACACAGGCAACCTTGATAAGCCTCTGGTGGTGCTGGATATTGTAGATAAAGACCTATCCCGTACCCGGTCACAGTGGCAATCCAAATGGAAAGCGTTAAGCAAGGAAGCCCTCGTATTCGTCCGCGGGCTGTTCGGCCGGTACGATGCACCACCACCAACACTTATTAAAGTCAGCAACACGGAGCAATTAAAACAGTTCTTTGGTGATAACCCCACCACTGACCCGTGGGTGATTTTCCGCCGTTCACACGAACACTGGGGGAAATACTCTTACCGAATTGTGGCGCCCCGCGCGGTAAAAAGCATTGCTGGTGGTAAATCCCAAGACTTCCTCAACAAAGGTATCAGCTTGCTTATTAACACCGCGATCAAAGGTGCCCTGTCCATGATCGGTTTAGCCTTCGTTGGGGACATCATCACCGGGGAACTCGACGATATCCTGCTCGCCTACCAAGTGGCTGATGACAATTTTATGCGGGAAAACCTGGGTAAATTCGCCCTCCCTGAATCCTACGACGGCAAAGGGGTCACCGCCTACAGTTTTGACTCGACACAAGCCCTACGGACCGGACGGATCGAAAACCTAGGGTTTTATGTTGGAGAATTCACCGGTGGATTGTCCGCATTCAAACCGTTTAAAATCTTCCGGGATTTTGACCTACTTGACCCTGTTGGTTGGGAATCTGACGACGGCGAAACCATTTATACTGAACGCATAAAGAAAATCGCGGTGCAACATAACCGTGGCGCCGAGCCCCAATTTGAAATCAATGTTGGACGAAACGAACGAATGGATGACCCAATGGAACTCACCCAACGCCAACAAGCGCGGTTCAGTGTGGCAATCAAAGCGGCCTTTAACGTGGATTAAGGAGAAAACATATGACAAATAACTTAAGTGACATGTTGGTCCGCCTGCGGTTTCATACCGAAGGGGACGGACTGGATTTTGCGAAAACCCGCCGTGCCGCTTTCGTGGTGGAAGACGGTTATGGGGAGCTCCCCCTACCTTCGGGGCAGAAAGGGGAGAAAGGGGACACTGGCGACCCAGGCCCTGCGCTTTACCCCGACCTGGTAGTAGGTGGGTCTGACAGTGATGCGCTCAAAGCCCTGCAAAAACGTTCCGCGGCATGGAAAACAGACCCAACAGAATCCCGGTTTTTCGTTATCAATCGGGATACGAAAACCGGTTTTTTCTATACCCGCGGCGGTTGGACGATCATTCGGAACCTGTTTGGGGCAAATTCTGAACTCACCCCCGCGGAGTACCAAATGCCGGTAACACTCAAAAACGTGGCAACTGAACCATCGAGCCCGACCGATGGGGTAGTGCTATTTGCGCAAGGCGGCAAACTTTACATGAAGAACCCCGCCGGCGAGAAGAAGCAGCTTGGCTAATGTCAAATCGTACACGAAATCACCCGCACTGGAATGATGACCCCTGGGATTCCGCGGCGAGAACCGCCACCCAGGATGGTATAGGCCCCACGCTGGGGAAATATGATCTTTCAGCTTTAGGTAACGGCAATGTTCAGGATATTGACCTCACCTACAAAGATCGTGAACTCCGTGATGACCCGGCTAGGCAAAATAACCCGATTTTCCGGCTTTTCCAATCCATATCGAAACGGTTATCTGATTTCCGCAATGAGGTCTTGAAGCGGTTCATCAGGGAGCGGGAAGACACCGAAAAAGCGGTGTTGGCTGCAAAAAACCAGTTCAATGACCGCCAATCAAAATATGCCGCGGCATTGGATGCGGCACAATCCTATGGGTCTTGGACGATCGAAAAACAGTTTGACCAGCAGTGGTATGAGGAGACTTATTTTTGGATTTTCACTAAATATAAACCCAAGTGGGGGATTGTGCCAGTGTGGTACGGGGGCCAAGTGGGACCAGCAAAAAACTGTCATATTGATAGTGGCATTATCGTTTTAGACCAGCCTGGCCTGTGGCGATATAATATCAGGCTATTGGTTACTGAACAGAATTTGAGTACCCCGCCTGGGATGGGTGATTGGCCAAAAAACTATATCAGTGATAAGGATGATTCAGACACATGGGTTCGCGTTGAGGTGTGGCGTGCGGACGCCAGCTTGCAGGATATTGATAGCGATGATACTTCCAAAATTATTTCGCGGCAGACAGAACAATTTGGACAGAAGCAATCACAGCTCACGGCAAGTTTTGCCCCTATAGTGCACACTGCTCACTGTGATGGAACAGTGTTTTTGGATAGCAATATGGCGGGCCAGCGGGGGGCTAAGTTGGTTGTGAAGGTTTGGGGGGCACTTGTGCACGCAGGGGCTGAATCAACCCGCGTGACGGTAGACATGCTGGATACCAGCCATTTAGTGCCTAAATCGTTGAAGGAAGGTGGCGAATAATGTTATCTCCCACGGAAGAGTTAGCCGGGGCCAAAGCGAATGTTGAGCGGTTAAAGCAGGCTATCAAGGATTTTAACCCTGATACCCCGTTGGGGCAGTCGTGGCCACTAGCGCAGCGGAAGCTATCGCTTAAAGCCGCGGAGGCGTTTCTGGAAAATTGTCAAACCCCGGAAGGGCCTTGGTATTAGGGGGGTGTTAGTAGTGGTAAACTATTAATTAAAGCATAACAGTGACGAAATAAAGGAAGGGGAAAGATTGAACCTAGACGCCTATAATTTCAGTTTCAACTCGCGTGCACCGGTGGAATACAAACCGTTTCTGGAAGATGCGATGATTCAGGCTGGAGTCACCACGAAAGACCGCGCCACGGCGTTCCTAGCAACCGTTGGTCACGAATCCGGGGACTTGTACTACCTAGAAGAAATCGCCGACGGCAGCGACTACAACGGACGCGCCGACCTAGGAAACTTCTATGCCGGGGATGGCCCCCGCTACAAAGGCCGCGGTTTCATTCAATTGACGGGCCGGAACAACTATCTTGCCTTCGGCAAGTGGTGTGTAGAAAAAGGCCTCACTAGTGACGAAAACCTGTTCATTAACCAGCCGGAGCTGGTGGCGCAGCCCCGCTGGGCTGCCCTGTCAGCAGCCTACTACTGGGCTAATACCCGCCGCAGCTACAACGGCGCCCCAGAGTCCATTAATGACTACGCGGACCGGCGAGATTTTGTCAGTGTCACCAAGGCAGTCAATGGCGGTTTGAACGGTTGGGAAGACCGAAACGAACGCTACCAGTCTTTCTACGATTATGCCGGGAATATTCTCCCCGGGGGAGGAGCTAACACGGAACCTGAAGAAGTAGAAATCGAAATCCCATACTCCCGGGCTAACGTCACCCAGGACACCTACTACAATTGCGGTCCCGCGTCTAGCCAAACTGTAATCCTCGCGGCCACTGGTAACCTGATTGGTGAATTTGAGCTAGGCGGCATGCTTGGCACCACCACGAACGGCACCGATTACATCGGGCAATTCCCCGCGGTGCTCAATTCCTACATTAATGGCGCCAAGTACACCTACCGGGACCTACCAGACTACCCAAGCGGGGACCTGAAAGAACAAATCTGGAAAGACATCACTCGAAGTGTCCGCGCAGGACACGGCGTGATCGCCAACATTGTTGCCCCGCCAGACAACTATCCTATTGGCACCCGTGGCAGCATCAGCCCCGCCTACGGTGGCGGCACCATCTACCACTACATCGCGGTCATGGGTGTTTGCCCAGGTGAAGGTCGCCACGTATGGATTGCGGATAGTGGTTTCAGCCCATACGGGTATTGGATGAGCTTTGACCAACTCTGCACCCTTATCCCCCCGAAGGGGTACGCATACAGTACCTCAGACCCTGTTATTCAAAACTCGAACAAGGAGGTTATATTGTTCGGACCAGATCAAATCGGCGCCTTACATGAGGCGAAAATGAACACCCGCGAAATCTTGGATATTCTCAAGGGTATTCAGCGGGACACAAGCTTAATCCTTGACCAGTTGGTAGGCCCGGAGCGGAAAGACGGCAACCGCACTTTCAGCGGCTGGCCAAAGACAGCCACATGGAACGGGACGAACGGTAAGACGTTCGTTGAATACACCACCGGCCTGCTGGAACAGTTAAAGCCGCTCCCTGCGAAAGGGGAGAAGTAATTGAACACGTTCCAACTCTCACCTGGCGTCCGCAAGGGTATTTACATGGTGGCAGCCTTGTGTATGTCAGCAGCCGCGGCGCTAGGGTTCATTGACGCAAATACAGCTGGGGATTTCATGTCCGGTTTCGCTCCCGTTCTTGAGGGTTCCGCTGGCTTGTTGAGCATTTTCTCGCTCATCATGGCATCCATTAAAACCCACGCGGACAGCGATGTTTCCCGTTTCGACGTGGAAAAAGAGGTTGCCGAACGCATGGAAGCGTACACCAGTACCCTCCATGACCAGATGGTGTCTGTGGCGAAAAGCGCAGCCTCTGAAGCATTGCAAAACATTGACCCGAACAAGTTTCTCCCCGCGGATTACAACCCGCGGCACGAACTAGTGGTCAATAACATGCTGGAATACTATAAAACCCACGGCAGCGAATAACCACTACTAACCAACTTTAAGGAAAGGCGGTGGTTTCCGCATGCTTGCCAGCCTCGAACCCCATGTGGCACAAATGGTTGGGACGGTGGTGGTCGCCGTTCTTTCCGCAGCCAGTGGTGTTGCCGGGGCAATGCTCACAACCCGCGCGGAAAAAAGCAAAATAGAGGAAGCGAAAGCCGAAACGGAACGAGAAAAAGCCATAGATAACCTCAGCTACTTGCTGAAACAGTTAGACGGGGCAGTAGATCGAAACAAGGATTTGGAAGCCCAAAATATTGAGCTTTACAACGAAATCTTCGATCTGAAAAACCAGCTTATATCCATGGCTTATCTTGTTGCTTACATTCAGGTGTTGCGTGAACTTTGGCGAGAACCCCCGCGGTTGCCGGACATGCCGGACATTGTGAGAAACGCCCTGGAACGGTTTAAGAACTAGATAAACCCCGACAGCACGAAAGGTTCTAGAAAGAGCTGTCGGGGTTTATCATTAATCTGTCCCGACAACAATATTAACACCATGGGGTAAGAACGTCAAGTTATTGACGAAGCCGCAGGTTCATGTATTTATATGTCCGTTTGCCGTTGACCATACACCTGGTTGTTTCCACACCTAAGGCGCGGAGCATCTTTTTGAATTTTCGCAGGTTCGTCAGTGGCGTTGTAGATAACCCATTAGCATGCACCCAACGGTTCCACGCCTGCGTAATATCGGATTCGTAAACGAAGGTCTCTTCTTCCGCCGTATTGCCGAACTCGTCCACTTCTGGTTCTTCATCAATAGTGATTTCGCACATTTCTTCAATAAAGTCAGTGTAGTAGTTAGCACCTTGCGAAATAGCCTTAGTGGAAGTCTTAATAGCAGCCGGCCAGGTGTCATCAGACAAGCCTTCGGCCAGGTACATTTCCAACCCCTCCATGAGCCACGCCAGAATGGCAGGCAGAACCTCGGGGTTGTTGACGATATCATCCTCGAACTTCACCATCCCACCGCGGTGTTGGCGGGTGAACGGGATTGTACACATGCGTCGTAGGGTTGCCGCGTCAGCATCGGGAATACATGGCGGGGTGTTCGTAGCGGCATACAAGGTGAACTGTAATTGGCCCTCCACAACGTTCTGTGAGTGCGGAAGACGCAGGGAGGTACTGTCATTACCCGTAGCCCGTTTCAAGGCGTCAGCGGACAAATTAGACCGCTCCCCGAGCTCAGAAAGAATCACTGCGCGGCGGTTCATGGAAAGCAATAATTCTGCATTCGGTGCCCCAGTGTCTTGTCCAAATACTTTCTGCGCGGACAAGGGACCCGCGTAATCACCTAAAGCCGCGGCAACAGCTTGCAGCAGTGTGGTTTTACCAGTGTCAGATTCACCATGGAAGATAAAAAGCAGTTTTTCTGGGTTGCCAGAAATAAGGGAATAGCCTAAGCATTTCTGGGTGAAACGGCGTAATTCCTCATCAGGAATGAAGTTTTGTAAGTACTTTTCAAAAGCCGGATGTTTCGCACCAGGGATGTACTCACAAGCGGTGGACATGGAAAGCCGGTCTTCTGGCACACTGTCACGAATGACCATTTTACCGCGGGAAAGGTCTAAAGTTTTCGCCCCGCCAAGGCCAACAAGACCTTTTTTGGTGTCAAAATGGGTGATATCCACGTGGTGCCCCGGCATGGCGTGCATCTGGGCTAGGATGGCTCGTTGCTGTGAGGTGGTGGCGGTCTTGTTCGCTAACTTGGTTAAATATTTAATTTCTTCGTCAACGTTTTCTAGCCAATCAGTTTCCGGCTTAGTCATTTCCCCACCCTCGGAAACCCGCTTATTAATAACGTCCCGAAGCTTCCGCAGCCGGTCGCGTTCAGCTTTTAACCGTTCACTGGTTGCCTCGTACACAATCCGAAGGGCACGGTCCTTGTACATGAAGTCGGAATACCGCATGGTTTCGGTGTCAAGTAGCACGAACTCGCGGCTGCCGCCTTCGGCACATGCTAGAAAGCGGGTTCCCCAATAGTCAGAAACCATTTCCGCAAAACCAACATCGTTAGCGTCATACTTGCGCCAATCAATAATCGGCGGGTCGGTAATCGCCATATCTTCTAATTCGGCCTGTACGGCCGCGACATTCTCCATAGGAGTGTTGGTTACTGCTTTTTCACTCAATTTCTGCATCTTCTCCGCGATCTCGCCCGGATTCACGATGTGGATTTTACCAGATTCCACATCCGCGGAGATTTTCTCGATGTCTCCAATGATGGCGGAGTAAAACTCTTGTTTTGCAACCTCGGGTTCGCGGCGGCCGTCCCCAACAACGGCACAGAAGAAGTGATTTTCTAGTTTTTTGAGGGCTAGTTTGACGCCGGGTTCACCGTCCACCCCGTACATAATGATGTTATGTACGGCGTGCACCATGGTGTCGTGACCGTTGTTTGTGAGATCTTCTTTAAGACCCTGGCTGTCGCAGGCTTTTAACAGCCGTGGGGAAAGTGTGTCTGATCCGAAGTCGTAGAAGTTTTTCCGCATCCAGTCTACCGCGGTGCGGTATGCGCTGGCATGACCAGCGTTTTGGGAGATTGCCCCAGGTTTCCGATCAGAAACCGTAGACTTCCCACCGTCAGAAAGATAGTCTACCCACGTTTGGGGGAGCAACGGTAAGTCCATTACGCTGGGAATTTCGCAAATTTCTTCTCCCAAATACCACTGGTATTGTAAATTATCGACAACACTGGGGTATACTAGTGCGTATCGGTGAGTTTTTTGTAGTAGGTCTACATCTGGACAAACCGCTGATTTCCATAGAAGACCCCGGGGGACCCGGTAGAACGAATGGCCCCCGGGGTTTTCCGCACCCCGACGACTAGACCGTGGATGGGACATACGATCAAGGGGTCCAAGCTTTTCTTCCAGTTCAGCAATACGGTCGGCGCCTTTTTTACCGTTGTAGTGGTCAACATCAATGCCGATGATATCGAACGGCGTAACCCCGGTTTCCTGCTGCAATTTCGACATTTCCGCATCAGAATAGGTTTGCATGCGGATGGCCACATTATGGTTCCCACCAGACTGTTGTTCCCAAAAACCAAGAATCTGCTCCGGGGTGATATCTGGCACACGGCCGGTAGTTTTCCGCGGCGGTGGGAACTTTTCACCAGCAGGAAGCGGCAAGGGGGCAGTGAAGCCTTTATTAAAGTACTCGGATACGATATCTGCAAGCTGGTCTTCAGTAATGTTGATGGGGTTTGACATGGCTTTAGTTTACCTTTCCTGCCGTATGGCCGCGTTTATAGGCTGCCTGTAAAAGATTTTCTCGCTGGATGTCAGCGGTTGGGACAATTCGCATTCCCGCGTCGAAGATTCTAGCCCCCAAAACCCCACCAATATCAACAATGTTGGCGGGGTCAATACCGAAGTGGTCTTCCCCAGGGTTAGTTGAGCCACTGATGCGGAAAACCCCGAGAGAGAAGTCTTTTTCTAAAAGTTTTGCTACTTCTTGGAGGAATGAGATAGTTTGTTTCCTGTTAAGACAATTCTCTGGGGTCATTTGGAACCTTTCTCCATTGGTGGCGTCGATATTGCGAGTATACAACATCAGGGGAGGTCTTGGGGTGATTTTACAAGCTGGTGTATAAGTTTTGGTAACTGGAATAGGGGCCAGAAAGCTTCCGCAACCAGGCAACAGCATGCCGTAAACCATCGCGGGCATGCCTGGTGTCAGAATCAGTTTTTTGTTTGAACCCCCACTTTTCTAGCCTTTCGTCTGTGCAGATGTTTTTTGCATCTGCAGGGGACTGGTAGACGAGATTAATTGTCGGGAGTGGGTATTCGTAGTGTGCGGGATCTATTCGTCCTAACATGGCAGCGACGATTCCTGATGCCACACGGACGGGGGATAGGTATTCTGGTGAGCTGTTAGCTTGCCGCAGTGTGAAGCTTTCCATCACCAACCATATTTTGGGGTTTAAGTAATCATAACAGCCCCAGGTGGTATTGAGAATGTATTCGGCAATGTTTTGGATCATTTCGATCTCATTGTCGCTTCGGTTGTCAGTGACGGAACCGCTGTTGCCGTAGGTGAATTGGTCTAGGGTGTAGGCAACGTTTTCAACACTTGGGATTTTGTCACCATCCCATCCTAGGATTGCGATTCCGGTGGTGACCCCCGGGTCTACGCCAACAATGTAGTTGGCATAGTCGGGGAGGTGACGCTTAAACGTTGGCGGCATGAATCTTGTTTTCTGCCCGTAATTTCAGGGTTTGGAGTTTCCCTTCGGGAACTTTCGGGGCATTTGACCGGTTGCGGTTCCGATGAAATTCTTCAATGGCGGTTTTCCGCCAGAAGATGGAGTGCCCGATCCTTACTTCTGGTTGCGGCAGGAAACCAGAGCTTTGATACCGACGGGTGGTATTGAATGTAACACCGAGGATTTCTGACGCAGCTTTGACGTCAATGTAGTCAATGCCGTGAACTTGAATTTCGTGGGGAGTGAATGGCTCTGCCATGACAATTCCTTTCTTGGTTGTTTTGGATGGTTTCATTATAACTAGACTGGCGCGTCAAAATCAACTTTTTTCAATGTGATCTCTGACACCATGAGGCAATGAAACTCCGCGTTCGCCTGACCGGAAGCATAAACCCCCCAAACACCCTTATCATCAAAAGCCCGAAGCTGCTGCTCAACCCGCGGAAACACAAACCGGCTTACTGTCAAGCGGAATTCATTGCCGCACGGGTCAAGTGCAATTACCCGAGCCCGGGTAGACAAATCTGGCTGCTTCAAAGAATCCAACACTTCCTCGCGGGTGATGTTCTGGCGCTCCGCTAGGTCCGCGATTACATCAATATAGGTCACCCCCAACACTTGGCCTGCAAATTCACATTCCTGGCCATCATTTTTAGGGAGGTCCGCGGTGGTAAATGGGTTCACAGCCCACCTGGCGCTTTTCGTCACCGTGACAGCAACACGAGAAGATAACGCCAAGTCAAACGGGTCAGCGGATTCACAAAATGCCTGACATCGCTGGACAGTTTTAGGCCCTAGCCCGCGGACGGCCTTTTGCAAGTCAGACCAACCCTTGACCTTGTGGCCAGCCATGTATTCCATAATATTCGCGGTAGTCTTCGCCCCTAGGCCCTTGATTTGTTTTAGCCCACCCATGACACCCCCTTGTTCGGGTACAGCAGTCCAATCTGGCCCACACACAACAATATCTGGTGGCAGCGCCTTTACCCCGTGCTTCGCGGCGTCAAGCAGTAATACCTTTTCAGGGGACACCTTGCCCTTTACATGACCCTTCCCACTAGCCACACGCAATGCTGCAACATAAAACTCCAGCGGGTAATAGGTCTTGAGCCATGCGCACCAGTACGCAATCGTTGTATAGCTCACCGCGTGCGCGATATTAAACAAATAGTTAGACGAAGCCGCCATCCAATCCCACACCTGCCTAGCTAACTCTTCGCTTACGTTATGGAGTCGCACTGCACCATCGCGGAACTTCACCCAAAAAGCCTCAAACGCCCCACCTTGTTGTTTTGCCCCAATAATCTTCCGAAGGCGACCAATCTCTTTGTCTGATAAGCCCCCAAACTCTTTACCAATCCGCATCACTTGTTCCTGGTACACCAGGCACCCGTTCGTGTCGGCAAGTAGCCGGTCAATCACGGGGTGAATAAGCCGCGGTTTTGCCCCGTTCGCTACCTTAATGTATTGCGCCGTCATGCCGCTAGTCATGGCACCAGGACGGGACAAGGCGTTAATGTCGGACAGCACACCAAAATTCGTCCTTTCCAGGCCCGTACAGACCTGTTTAACAATCTTCCGGGTAGTTGCACCCTCGAATTGGAAAATCCCCGTCAGATCGTCATCAACCCATTTTTGTAACACCTTTGGGTCATCAGGGGTGAGGCGGTAAATATCCTGAAGTGTTAAACCAGGCACCATGTCGATTACATCACCAACCAAGGTCATGGTTGAAAGCCCAAGACAATCCAGTTTTAGCATATTGAGGTACGCGGCATCACGCTTGTCAAAAGCAATAATCTCACTGTAGTCTTCTTCACCGGCTTTTTTGCGGCGGTAGATGGCGCACGTGTCCGAGATTTTCGTGTTTGACAACACCATCCCCGCGGCATGTACCCCCATGGTTTTCTGGTCGCCTTCCAAATCGAAAGCTAAAGCCCAGTCGGGGTGTTGTTGCACCATTTTGCCGCAAGGTTGGAACGCCGTGGCGGCGTCCTCCGCGGATTTAAATTCCCGCGGGGAACCGTGCGGGGTATCCCCAATGAACCCAGCGAATTGTTCCGCTTTCGCCAAGGGGATTCGCAATGCTCGGGCTGTGTCTTTCACCGCGGTTTTGCCCCGGTAGCGGTTGAAATTCCCGATGTTGCCAACGTTTTCTTCACCGTAGGTTTCCCTGGCGTAGTCGAAAACTTCCCCGCGGCGGGAATCCTGGTAGTCGGTGTCAATGTCGGGTGCGTCCTCACGGCCTGGGTCAAGGAACCGTTCAAATAGCATGTTGGGGTACAGCATTGGGTTGATTTCCGTGATTTGCAGCAGGTAACAGACGAGGCTGCCAGCGGCGGAGCCCCGGCCAGGCCCGACCACAATGCCCTGTTCTTTAGCCCAGGAAATAATTTGTTGGTTGATGAGGAAGTAATCTGCGAAGCCTTTAGCCTGGATCACTCCAAACTCTTTATTGATTCGGGCTTTATACTCACTGGCGTGTGCTTTGTAGTGAGCGGCAAACTCGGGGAAGTTGTGGAACCGGAACTGTAAACCGCGGAGCAATGCTTGTTTGAGCAGTTCTACCGCGGCGTGATCGGTGCTATCCTTATTGAAACTCACCCGGATGGGGTTAGTTTTCGGCAGGGTGACATTACAGCGGTCTGCGATAACCCGCGTATTAGCAATAGCGATTTTCGCGTTCTCTTTGGACACTTGAGCATCAGCTAACCGTTGGGTGAGATATTCGTCACTTTCAGGAAAAGTGCACTCTGACGCCTCATAGTCGCGGCCTTCCCCAACCTCATAAAATGTTTTCCCCCAACCTAAGGCGTTCGCCAATTGTTGCACTCGCCAACCACCAGGTTCATGGTAGTGGACATCGCATGTGGCCACGAGTGGAACCCCGGTTTTTTCCGAAAGTTGTTGTAACTGTTCGTTGAGAAAACAGGTGCGGTCATAGTAGGAAAACGGTTGAAGCTCAAGATAGTAGCGGTCCCCGTAGCACCGTTGGAACGCTTCAACAAGCCGTAAAGCCTTTTCAAAACGTTGATTGACTTCTGATTGCGGCACCCCCTTGGACAGGTCTAGTTTCGGGCCTAGGCTTTTCCCGCCGGCAAGCAGACAAGACAGCCAGCTGTCCGCACAGCCAGACAGGACGATCAGCCCACTAGTGTCTGCGGGTTTGAGCAGGTCGCGGGGGTTGACGCTCATGGACCCTGCGAATGTCTCCCGCCACCCCGCGGATACCAAGCGGTTTAATTGCCGGTAGCCATCCTGGTTCATAGCGAGAACAGTTTGATGGAATTTAGCTCGGATTTTCGGTAATGCCACGTACAGTTCGCAGCCGAAAATTGGTTTAATCCCCGCCTTGGTAGCTGCTTGTTCAAGCTGGACATGGGAGGATGTGTTGCCGTGTTCAGTGAGCGCCAGCGCTGTCATCCCTAATTCTTTCACCCGGTCAACATGCTGTTGTGGGGTGCCGTGCCCGTCCTGGTTGGAGAACGACGTGTGCCCGTGAAGATTAATAAATTCCACTGGTCTTTTCTTTCTCATGGTGCAGAAAAGCCCCAACAAAAGTACATTGTTAGGGCTTCATTTTAGTTGTTTGCCAACTCGCGGATAATGTCGATTACCCGATCAAAGTTTTGCTTTTGATCCTCACCCCACCCAGAGATCATGTTACCGCCGGGGAAGATGATTACTGGTGCTGCAGTTGCCCCCGCCAGGTGCAGGAAGTCCAAGTGGTCTTCAGCGTTTAGCTCGGTGATGTAATACCCGGCAGGCAGGCCGCACTCGCTAATGTAGCGCCGTGCCGCATCACAAGCGGGACAGTGGTCTTTCTTGTAGAATTTGATCTCATGCCCCATGGTTTACTCCAAACCCAACATGTCATCGTCAATTTCGATAAATTCCTCGGAATTGTCATCATCTTGCACGTCGGCGTCGAGGGTTTCACCAGGGTCAGTGATGTAATTCTCGATCGCGTTTTCGGGTTCTGCGAAGTCCGCGGGTTCTTCTTCCGCGGGTGGGTTGGTATCTTCCACCTTATTAGTGTATTTTTCTTCCGCAATAAGGGCCTCGTTGCTGCGGAAAATCCACTGAACGTTCGCATAGGGCATACCGGTGGACTTGCTCACCTGGGTAGAAAGCTTCGACTGCACATCAATCATGATCCCTGGCTGCAATTCCACCTCGCCAATGCGGGTGACCACTGTGAAATGTTTTTTACCGTCCCGCGTGGTCTCAACCTTAGTGCCGAGCCCATTGTCAGTATCCGCCATTTGGAGGAAGTCCACAACGCCGTACCGGCCAACCGTGACCTCGCGGACGAAATCGTCAATGCTACCAACCCGGATGTCGAAGAAGCGGTCGGTCGGGTCAAGTTCCAGGTCAAACCGGTTCCAGTAGGTGAAGCCGTTGAAATCAGCGGAGGGATTCTTCTTGCCGCCGCGTTCTAGCGGTTCGTTGATCCGCATTTGCGCAATCATGACTGGTTTGTTGTTTTTGTCCGTGTCAACGGACAGGTTGATGAGCTCGGTACGGTAGCGGCCGTTCGGTGGCGGGGGGCCATCATAACCGCCAATGTTCTTGGCGCGACGTGCGGCTTCGGCAACGGCTTTCAGGTCTAGTCGAAGGTTCAGTTTCATGGTTTAAGCTTCTTTCTTAGTGGCAACGGGGTTATCAATGGTGGCTTCGGATGCGTCAAGGAGCATTTGGGTGAACTTCCCCAGCGTCAAATTGTACGTGTAGTAGGGTTTTTTGAACACCCCCACATTGTCGCGGGTGAGTTTGCCTTCCTGTGTTGCGGCGTCGAACCGGTGCAGGTTCTTGTATTCTTTGTCACGGATTTTCACTTTACCCTGAATGGTCAGGTGCAGAACGATTTGCATTCGGCTACAGATGAGGGCTGCGAGTTTTCCGCGGCCGCCTTCGATCATGGGGCCTAGTTCCGCGGTACCTTGGGGGTTCCAAATTTCCATCTCATGAGCCAGGAACAGGACGTTGGCGTCGCTACCAACCAGGCGGTCAACAATGTAGCGGAGGCGTTCTTGGTCTTCGTACCGCAACTGCTGTGTGCGGACAAACCGCCGAGGGTTCGAGTTGTTGGTTTGGTAGGTGCTGGCCTGTTCGTGCTGCTCTGACACCATCTTTTGCAAGGTTGCTTGCACCCAGAGTTGCAGTGATGTGAGGGAGTCAACAATGATCCAGTCGAAATAATCTGGCTTATCCTCAATGTCGTTGAGGTAGCCCTCCAGCTGCTCCCAGCTGGTGATTTTTGCCACGTTGGTTTGTCCACCACCGCGGGCTGCGGAACCAATGTTTTCACCGGGGAATGACAGGATGAGGTTTCGCTTGCCGTGGTCTAGGCCTTGACCTGCAAAGTAGGTTTTGCCTACGCCTGGTCGGCCGTAGAGTAGGACGTTGATGCTGGTGATTTTGTCGTCGACGGGTTCGACGTCATCAAACAGGCTCATGACGCTTCCTTTCTTTTAATTTGGGTTTAAGGTTGTTCTTGTTCTTCAGGGTTTTTAGGGTCTTCTGGTTGTTCTTGTTCTTCAGGGTTTTCTGGTTCTTTCATGTCGCTTCGCATTGCCGCGGTGTCTTCTGCTTGGAGTCGCCGCATGAGTTCTTCAAAGCTTAGACCTTCGGCTTCTTCGCGGGCTTTGCGTTCCATTTCTTCCACTTCACGGTCAATAATTTCTGCCGCGGTGGGTTTCTTCACGTCTGGCACGGTTTTCTCTACGTAGAACTCATTGTAGAGTGTTTCCAGCTGTTCCGCGGTGAAGTATTCAGTGGGGGTGGTGCCTTCTAGAACTACAACGCGGTAGTTGCGGGCTGCAAGGGCTTCAAGGATTTTGTTTGATAGCTCAATGTCGTCTGATTCGTACCAACCACCATTATCCATTTGGTAGCCGGCTTGAACACGGATGCGTTTGGGGTCGCCATCAATTTTGAAAATCCGCACCCATGACGTGAGACCTGTTTCTGGATCTTGAAGCATATCGTTGAAATCAACCTTGCAGCTTAGCATTTGTTATACCCCCGCAACGACGCGAACTTCGCGGATCACAAGCTCGCTAGCCTTCTTGATGGTGCCGGCTTCTTTGAGGTCGCGGACCAGGCTGTTGACGGCACGAACCGCGGTGGTGTCCCGGGTCTGGTACTCATACTTATTCGGCTTGCTTGCGGCTACCTCGTCTCGAATAAAGTAGGTGACCAGGAAGCTAGCTGGTGCAATCTGCATAATTAGTGTTCCTCTCGGATTCGGTACAAAAGATTTTTCATTTTTTCGTCTTGGCGTCCATCTTCATCGAGAATACATAGCTCGTTAAAGGGGCACCAGGCGCAATCTTTTGTGGGGTTTTTACTGGCTGGAACAATGCCGTTGCGAACTAGGCTTATCGCCTCCATGTCGGATTTGATCCGCTGGATTTGGGTTTTCAGCTGGGTTTTGCTCCGGTACACCTTGACCCGTTCCAGTGTTGGTGTGGGTTGGTTTTTGGAAACCTTGCCGAAAACCTCGATCCCGGCTTGTTCTGCTAATGATTGTAACTCACTTAGTTTAAGTTTGTCAAGTCCTTTTTGCCCGTTTTCGGCGAGTGCAGCAATGTAGTCGGCTTTTAACGGCTTATTGCACACTAGGCCATCTTGGTTGCGCGGTCTGGTATCGGGGGCACGCTTGACCAGGTAGTCGTAAATAACTCCACGGAGGTGTTCGTCTTGTTTGATGAGGCCTTTTTGGTGCAGGTAATGTTCGGCGATGGCTAAGTAGGTGCTTGCCTGGTCATCGAGGGGAAGAAATTGGTTGCGTCCATAACCTAGGCTGGAACAGGTTTTGTAGTCCTTCACCCACAGGGTGTCGTCCCGTAAATCCCTAAATGTTAAATCCATCACACCTCGGAAAAAGCCGAACGGTTCTAGCCTGGAGATTACAGCATCACCTGCCGCGTTCCACTGCCATTCCATGTG